GGGTGACGCATATCTTTCAACAGATATTCTTAAAACTGGAGATGTATTTAGTCTAACAATTAATGTCAATGCTTCATTTAGTTATAATGCAAATGTTTTACAGTTATATTATTTGGAATCACCTTTTTCATCACCGGAAACTTATTATACTTCATCAACGACGATTACCTTTACAAATTTAGTATTCAGCACATCCGGAAATTTAACATTAGAATTAAGAGATAATACTTTTGATACTTCTATTGCTAATTATCGTTTTACAGTATATTCTAGCACGTTGGTATGTTTCAAGGAAGACTCAAAAATTCTTACGAATCGTGGATACAAACCAATCCAACATTTACGCAAAGGAGATTTAATACAAACATTGAAAGATGGATTTAAACCTATCTATATGATTGGTAAAAAAGAAATTCATCACCAAGCAAGCCAAGAAGACCGTATCAAAGACCAGTTATACGTTTGTACAAAAGAAAATTACCCTGATATAATGGAGGACCTTGTCATTACTGGTTGCCATTCCATATTAGTGAAAAGCTTTAAAAATGACGAACAAAAAGAAAAAGCAGCGAATCTCCAAAATGGAACAATTTATGTAACCGATGATCATTATCGTTTGCCAGCGTGTTTGGACGAGAATGCCCTTGTTTATGAACCAGAAGGTATTTATACCATTTATCATTTGGCATTAGACCATGATAATTATTATATGAATTACGGTATTTATGCGAATGGTTTATTAGTAGAATCGTGTACGAAAAACTATTTAGAAAGATTGTCTGGCATGACAATCATTGAATAAATACATAAAATAATACATTTAGTATAAAAATATAATAAAAATATATTTTTATATTTTTATTAATTATAGATGTCCGCTTTAGTTCTTGTTTATAATATTCCAAGTAGTGGATTTTCTTTAACTCTACCGATATCTACCGATGGATCACTCACCAGTGTTGATTGGGGTGATACACCATTAGTAATAGATTCAAATTATTCGCATACATATACAACTAGTGGTATTGTTACTATAAGTATTACTGGCACGGGTATTACTCAATTAGCTCAAAATATATCGTACTCTGGATCAGCATATTTAACTGAATGTACTAGTTTTGGTGAAATTGGTTTGACGAATTTAACTTATGCTTTTAATAGTTGTTCAAATTTAATAATTGTACCAAGTTCTTTACCAACATCATCGACTGTTACAAATACTTCTTATATGTTTCAAAACGCTTACAATTTTAATCAAGATATCAGCGGTTGGGATGTTTCAAGTGTTACAAATATGTCTTCTATGTTTCAAGATGCGACATCATTTAATCAAGATATAAGTGGTTGGGATGTTTCTGCTGTTACAAATATGTCTTCTATGTTTGCTGGTGCGTCAGCATTTAATCAAGATATAAGTGGTTGGGATGTTTCTGCTGTTACAAATATGTCTTATATGTTTTATGGTGCGTCAGCTTTTAATAATGGCGGTGTTACGTTAACATGGGGAACGAATACAGGTACCGGCGGTGTTACAGATATGTCTTATATGTTTAGAGGTGCGTCGGCATTTAATCAAAATATAAGTGGTTGGGATGTTTCTGCGGTTGAGAATATGAGTAACATGTTTGAATACGCAACATCCTTTAATCAAGATCTAAGTAATTGGGCTGTTTCTGCGGTTACAAGTATGTACTATATGTTTGCTGATGCGCATGCGTTTAATAATGGTGGTGTTGCTTTAAATTGGGGAACTGATACTAGTTTAGTAGAAAATATGGCTGGTATGTTTTATCACTATTCACCTGGAACATCTAGTTTTAATCAAAATATAAGTAGTTGGAATGTTTCAAATGTTACAAATATGGGTGGTATGTTTAATAATGCGACCGTATTTAATAATGGCGGTGTTGCGTTAACATGGACGTTACATACCACAAGTGATGTTGATCTGAATAGTATGTTTTCTAATGCGTCGGCATTTAATCAAGATATCAGTGGGTGGACTGTTTCAAGTGTCACTGATATGAATAATATGTTTCAAAATGCGACTTCATTTAATCAAGATATAAGTGGTTGGGATGTTTCTGATGTTACAAATATGAGTGGCATGTTTCAAAATGCGACTTCATTTAATCAAGATATAAGTGGTTGGGATGTTTCTGCTGTTACATATATGAGTGGCATGTTTCAAGACGCAACAGCATTTAATAATGGTGATACTTCAGGTAGTAGTACAAAACCATTATCCTGGGACTCTAATACTAGTTTAGTTACAGATATGTCCTATATGTTTTATAACGCCATTTCATTTAATCAAGATATAAGTGGTTGGGATGTTTCTGATGTTACAAATATGAGTGGCATGTTTCAAAATGCGTTATCATTTAATCAAGATATCATTGGGTGGACTGTTTCAAGTGTCACTGATATGTCAGGAATGTTTATAATTGCGACTTCATTTAATCAAGATATAAGTGGTTGGGATGTTTCTGCTGTTACAAATATGATTGGCATGTTTTATGGTGCGTCAGCATTTAATAATGGTGATACTTCAGGTAGTAGTACAAAACCATTATCCTGGGACTCTAATACTAGTTTAGTTACAGATATGTCCTATATGTTTAACAATGCGTCATCATTTAATCAAGATATAAGTGGTTGGGATGTTTCAAGTGTTGAAAATATGTTTAATATGTTTAACAATGCGTCATCATTTAATCAAGATATGAGTAATTGGGATGTTTCAAGTGTTACAACTATGAATTCCATGTTTTTAAATACTGCTTTATCCACGGAAAATTATAATAGTATATTAAATGACTGGTCTTTATTGACATTACAATTAGGTGTTGCTTCTAATTTCTTAGGACTAGTATATTCACCATCGGGAGCAACCGCGCATGATTATATAACAACCAACTATAATTGGGATTTAACCGGTGACGCATATGTTTCAAAGGACAATCTTGCAAAATGGACGCTTTTTAACTTGACAATCAATCGCGTTGATCTATTAGGTTTTGTGAATGGAAACCAATACCAGTTATACTATTCAGGATTCCCTTTTTCATCTACTATTACTTATAGTAGTCCAGCAACGACTGTTACTTTTACGGATTTAAGATTTATCACTTCGTATAGCAATTCAGGAAATGTATCATTGGTTTTAAAAAATAATACTAGTGATACAGATATAGCAACTTATCGCTTTACCGTAAGCGGTTTAGTGTGTTTCAAGGAAGACACTAAAATTCTTACGAATCATGGATACATTCCAATCCAACATTTACGCAAAGGAGATTTAATACAAACTTTAAAAGATGGATTTAAACCTATCTATATGATTGGAAAAAGAGAAATTCACCATGCTGCTATAGAAGACCGCATCAAAGACCAGTTATACGTTTGTACAAAAGAAAATTACCCTGATATAATGGAGGACCTTGTCATTACTGGTTGCCATTCCATATTAGTGAAAAGCTTTAAAGATGACGAACAAAAAGAAAAAGCAGCGAATCTCCAAAATGGTAAAATTTATGTAACCGATGACCATTATCGTTTGCCAGCGTGTTTGGATGATAAAGCCAGTGTTTATGAGCCAGCAGGTATTTATACCATTTATCATTTGGCATTAGACCATGATAATTACTATATGAATTACGGTATATTTGCGAATGGATTATTGGTAGAATCATGTACCAAAAATTATTTGGAAAGATTATCGCGAATGACAATCATTGAATAATAAATCCCTCGTTTATTTCTAGTTTATTTACATTTATAAGATAAAAATACAAATGTAAATAAATAAATTGCCTTATACCCTATTTATCCACCAGGATTTCTTTGGCAACTGTTCGGATAATTTTATTGTAATTCTTCATTGCCTTTTCCTTATCGGTATCACACAAACTCTGGTCAATCAGCTTGGTATACAGGTCACTCTTTTTGTGATTCGGGTCTTTGTATTCCGGGTTGGCTTTCGCCCAAAGCGACATTTGCTTGACATTCTTGTGTTCAATCGCCTTAATAGCTTTTATCATTTGCTGTTTATCATCGTCTTTATGCCATGTATCGTTGTTTTTAATATGAATCACCTCCCTTTTTAAATCACTACAGTGAATCGGGCGTTTGCTTATATCTAACTGGCTTAATCCTTTGATTAAAATATTGCTAATCCCTCCGCAATACCCAAGGGGTCCAAAGTTTTCAAAATCGGTCAAAGTTAAAATGAGCGATTCCAAGAATTCACTTAGATTCAGCGCATCTTTACAAGTCTCATTCAAAAAGACATTCAGGTTGAATTTATTATTGTTTTGGGTGATATTGTTGTTTGTAATATTGGTGGTATTTCCAATATTTTCTTTCATCAATTCAATAATTTGTTTTTGGAATTCCTGGTTTTGTTTCAATAATTCAACAATGGTTGACTGCATATCGATTTCATTTATTGTTGTCATATCTGTTTCTTCCTTATTTTCAATATCGTCATCAGTCACTGATTCATTATTTTCTTCATGTAAAACTTCGGCATTACATTTTTTTTCATGATACCATAAACTGTTGCGCGCCTTGTATTCTTTATTACATTTTTTACACTTAAACATAACTTGGGGATTTTCTGGAATCACGTTGTTCAAAGTGTTCAATTTTACTTGTTTTAGATGTTTTGATGTGCGCGTATGTTTTACATAATCTTTTTTATTAGCAGTTATGTATTGACATATTTCACAATTATAACTGGTTATATTTTGGGGACAAACGTGGGGATTTTTCATTCTAAAGTTCTATAAAATATTCTAAGAAAATATTTTTAGATCCTTTTCCTTAAAAAACATAAAATTTATGCTCACAAAATTATGCTCTCGTATAAAAACCCATGAAAAATCCAGGAGAGCTTTATGCTCTAAGATGACCTAAAAAACTGGGTTTTTAACATGAATCCCTGGGATTTTGAAAAATGGACATACCAAAAATGTCCATTTTTACTTTTTCCAATTACTTTTGTTTGAAAATTAGAAAATTAGAAATTTTGGAATCCCATTCTTCGAAAATATAAGTAATATTTGTATATTTTATATAATTTTTGTATCGTAGAGTAATTGTAAAGTAAAATATATTATGTATAAAATAAATTATAGAAAAATATTAATATATAGTGTTAT